AGTTATTCAGATCATGGAAATAGAAAACAGTACTTGAAGGCTGAAAAACTTAATGGTAGAGTAATATATACAGTATTAGATTAATATTATGCCAATAGGAAGATCATCAATGCCACAACAAGTAGATGGCAAATTAAGAGGCGCTAGACCATCTAGGGCTATGTTAGCTTATGGCAAGAAAAACAAGAAATCCAATCGCAAAAAAGTTAGGTTCTAGACTATTTAAGCCTGGAGTGATACAATCTAAAAAACTATATAGTAGAAAAAAGGTGCATCATGGCTGCTAAACAAGGTTTATATGCTAATATTAATCGTAGAAAAAGATTAGGTATATCAAGACCTAAATCTAAATCTACTATTTCAAAAAAAGCATATGCAAATATGAAAAAAGGTTTTCCAAAATCAATGAAAAGTGGTGGTATGTCAAAAGTTAAAAAATTCAACAGTGGAGCATTAAGTCAAGTAGAACCACAAACACAAGGACCAATGTTGCCAGATCAAGATAGTTTTTTAAGAGGAGTTTCTCCATATATTGAAAAGTCTGGTGAGGGACAAGAAGGTTCTTATGGCAGAATAGCGAGAGAAAAAGCAGGTGTGGATTTTGATACAAAATTGGGAAATGTAGGTTTAGGTTACACCAAATCAACATCTTCTAGTATGGGAAATCCAGATTTAATACAAAAGAATTTAGGGGCAACTTATCGTAAAGAAATACCATTAGATGAATCTGGTAAAGTTGATATATACGGTGGATTGGGAAAACAAACTTCACAAATGGCAGGTTATGATGAAACTAGAAGAAAAATGGGTACTTATAATGTAGGTGCTAGATATACATATAACTTTGGTGGTGGTAAAATACAAGGTGGTCTAACTGAAAAAGGAAAATTCAATTACGTAAAAGGTGGGTTTCAAGAAGGTAACTATCAAGATTATGTAAATGAATTATTAAAAAAATAGGAGAATAAAATGAAAAAAACAAAAGCACAAAAGAAAATTGGCAAAGTTATGAGAGAGTTTAAAAAAGGTAAACTTCATAGCGGTATGTCAAAAAAAATAGTTACAAATCCAAAACAAGCAGTTGCTATTGCTTTATCTGAAGCCGGTAAATCTAAAAAGATGATGTCAGGTGGAATAAGTGATGGAGTTGCATCAAAAGGATTTGGTATAGAACAAAAAAGAGGTGGTGGGATTGCTAACGGTGGAATGGGTATGGCATTAGCTGCTGGGGGACAAGTTTCTGGTGGTCCAAAATCTAAACAAATGCGCATGCATCACAAAATGGCATTAGGAATGAAATTTATGATGAAAGGCGGACAAGTTAGAGGTGTTGGCGCTGGTAAAATGAGAGGAACTAGAGCTGCTGTAAAAGGAACAGACTTTAAAGGAGTATTTTAATCATGAGTAAATACAGCAAGATGTTAGCCATGAAAAATGGCAAGATGAAAGTTCAACATGCTGTTTTTGGAACACTTGCTAGTTTGCTTGCAAGAAAAGGAGCATCTAAAGGTGTTGAAATGATTACAATGTCTAATAAAGCTATTAGAGAAGGTGCTAGAACTGCTGCTAACAGAGAAAAATTTTCTGAAGCATTAGGTAAATATAAAAAAGGTGAAACAAAAGATTTAGAAAATCTTAAAGTTAAAGATTTTGAAAATGCTATGGCAAAAGAAAAAACACCAAGCACTGGTATTACAAAAGAATATATACCTGGAAGTGATATTAGTGAATATACTGCAGAAGCTAAATCATCTGGAATTGCTCAAAGAATAAAAGATTTATTCGGAGGTAAGTAATGACTACTTCTGGCACAACTACTTTTGATCTTCAAATAGAAGACATAATAGATGAAGCTTATGAAAGATGTGGTTCTTCAACTACATCTGGATATTCTTTAAAAAGTGCTAGAAGATCATTAAATATTTTGTTTTCAGAATGGGGAAATAGAGGTGTTCATCTTTGGAAAGTAGAGTTAAAAAATCAATTAATGGTTTCTGGAACTTCAACCTATGCTACACCACAAGATTGTAGTGATGTGTTAGAAGCTTATATATCTTCATCTTTAGTAAATACTACTAATACTCAAGATATTTCGTTATCTAAAATTGATCGATCTGCTTACGCAGCATTACCTAATAAAGGTCAGACTGGTCAACCTTCACAGTATTATGTAAATAGACAAATAAATCCTGAAATTAGTTTATATCTTGTTCCAGATTGTACATTATACACTTATTTAAAATACTATTACATTCAAAGAATACAAGACGCAGGTGCTTATACTAATACTGCAGATTTACCCTACAGATTTTTGCCTTGTATGGTATCTGGTTTAGCATTTTATTTATCGCAAAAAGTTAATCCTAAAATGAGTGAGCAATTAAGAATGTATTACGAAGATGATTTACAGAGAGCTCTTACAGAAGATGGTCAAAGAACATCTGTATTTATATCACCACAAACATATTATGGAGATGGAGTTTTATAATGGCTTATTCAAAAGGAAAATATTCTCAATTTATTTCTGATAGATCTGGCCAAGCTTTTCCATATACTCAAATGGTTAAAGAATGGAATGGATCATTAGTACATATCTCTGAATATGAACCAAAACACCCACAATTGGATCCTAAACACCATAAAGCCGATGCACAAGCTTTAATTAATGCTAGATCACAAGATTTTACATTTACTTCGGGAGGTAATGGAGAAGCAATAGCTAATTTAACTTTACCAGGTGAATTTGCTTACATGACTAATCCAAATAGTATGATTCCTGATGATCCAAGTTATCAAAATTCACAAAGAGTAGTTGGGGTATATACAGGTAATGTAACAGTGGTGGTATCATAATGGCTATTAATTATTCTGCATTTTTAACACAAGTAAGGAATTATACTGAAGTAGATAGTTCAGTTTTATCTGATACATTATTAGATCAATTTATATCAAATACAGAACTAGATATTGCTGGAAAGGTTGATTACGATGATTTAAGGAAATACGCAACATCAACATTTACAGCAAACAATAAATATTTATCTTGTCCAGATGATTACATAATAGCTAGAAATGTAGAAGTCGTAGTAGCTGGTGTTGTATATTATTTAGAAGCAAGAGATCAAAGTTTTATTATGGAATATAATAGTGATTCTGATACTGGTATTCCAAAATTCTGGGCTAACTGGGATGATAGTAATATTATTGTTGCTCCAATTCCAGGTCAAAATTATACAGTTCAATTAGATTATATAAAATATCCACCTCATTTCACTTCTACAAACAGTACATACTTATCACAATATCAACAAGCTATGCTTCTTTATGGTGTTCTTGTTGAGTCTTTTTCATATTTAAAAGGACCTGTAGATATGTACAATTTGTATAAAAGCAAGTATGATGACTCACTTCAAGCTTTTGCTCTTCAACAGATGGGTAGAAGAAGAAGAGGTGAATATGATGATGGTGTACCTAGAATTAAAATTCAATCGCCATCACCAAAGAGTAACGAACCATAAAATTAGGAGATAAAAATGGCTATAACAACTAATGCGATTTGTAATTCGTTTAAACAACAATTATTACAAGGAACGCATAATTTCGGAACTACATCTGCAACAGGAAATAAATTTAAAATTTCTATGTATACTAACAGTGCTACATTAGGTGCTTCAACAACATCTTACACAGCTACTGGTCAAGTTACATCTTCAGGATATACAGCAGGTGGTAAAGCACTTGTAAACAGTGGAACATCTTTAGCTTCTGCTGTTGCAATTACTAACTTTGCAAACGTATCTTGGACAGGTGTTACATTAACTGCAAGAGGTGCTTTAATTTATAATACATCAGCTACAAACAAAGCTGTATGTGTATTAGATTTTGGTGGAGATAAAACTGCAACAGCTGGAACTTTTACAATTCAGTTCCCAGCATATACAACTTCTGCGGCAATTTTAAGAATTGGTAACGCGTAATTTAAGAAGAGAATTATGAAATGGCTAATGCTTGGGGCGAACTTACTTGGGGATTTGGTAATTGGGGACAACAAATTACAGATGTTAATGTCTCACTTACCGGCTCAA